GTTGTTCTAATTTTTTTACTAATTTTCCTGTAATTTCCATATTTATTTATTTATTTAATTATTAAAAAAGAAAGTGAGAGGGTAAACCATATACAAAGTATAACCGCTGAGTTAGTATTAATATTGGTTTTAAACCCCCCACAATCTATGTTATTTATTTTTTAGTTTCCAATTTATATAATTTGTTAAAGTTTCCCCATCAAATATTATCTTATCTTTTTCAGGGGCATAAGGATATTCCCTTCCGTTTGTATGTTTTTTTGTTTGTAGCTTTTGAATTGGAAGTCTGTATAAAAATCTTCCTATTCCGTGTTTTACACAAGCTCTTTTAAAAGCATCAGATGATTTACCTTTTTCTTTTTCTACGTTAGATTCTGATCCTGTGTCTGATTTCCAAACCCAATCAGTTCCTGTAAATATTCCAACTGCACAAAATAATTTTCCATCTGCTTCATAATATTTATCTTGCCAATTTATAGCGCCTACCACTTCATCTAGTATATCCATACAATCTCTTGCATCTATATAAGCTACGCAAGTTGCCTTTCCGTATTGAATGGATTGTACTCTCCATTTATAAGAAAGTTTTTTAGTTAAATCTTTTATTTTCATATCGTTATTATTAATGCTTTATTATTAGTTAGTTTATCGTATCGTTCTTTATATTCTTTAAGCTTTTCTTCATTATCATAGTCATAACACTCATCAATGTTAAGTCCTGTTAGTTTTTCGTAAGTTTCAAAAGCTTCATCTACTTGTTCTCTAGTTCCAAATATTCTAATACTTGGCTCTACTTTTTCTAAATCTGAAAACCAACCATCAGGTGATAGTTTAGAAATTGTTTTGTACACTCCGTTGTTATAGAAGTGGTAATCTTCGCAAATTAGTAATTCCATTGAAAGTATAAATAAAGACTACAATAAGTTAAAGCAACTAAACCTGCCATAGCTATAAAAAATTTAAACGTGCTTATTTCGTTACGTTCATCTTCTATTGTATAATCTTCTGATTTATTAATATATTCTCCTTTTGCGTTCTTGCAATAAAAGAAGTCAGCAGCTTGTTTTTCTGAAAGGTTAAAGCTAAAACCTGTGTGTTTGTTTGTTATTTTCATTTTTAAAATTATTTAGTTAAACAGGGCAAAGATATATAAAAAAATTGTTTCTCACAACTTTATTTACAAAGTTATCAACAATTTAATTGTTAACAAGAAAATTAAAGAGAAAGTGCTAGAACTATAACTATAATTAAGAAATAAAGTATAGATAGCTTTGTATTGTCGTTTAGCTTCATTATAAGGGCATTAAAAGATTTATGGGTAGTGTACCATTATTAAGTACTACTGAGCAACCTATGGCTTGTTTTTTAAAGTTTTTAGCGTAAGCAGCAGCATAAGTTGAAGAATCAACACCGCAGCCCGTTTGCATAGCAAATACTCTATATCTTTTGCCGACATACCATAAACAATAAGCTTCTGTATGTGTATGGCCACAAACGCTTGACATTAGATTATTTTTTGCTTTGCTTTTGGCTTGTCCGCCTTCTCCGTGTTCGTAAAGGACATCATCATATACTACTGATTCTACCCAATTCCAATTAGGAGTACCTAAAACTTCGTTGTAAGTTTTTATCCAAGCTTTAGGTATTCCGCCTGTCATACTTTTTCTTGAAGCCATTCTATCGTGGTTTCCAATACAAACATCAGCTTTAGGAAAAGCTTTATACCATTCAGCTACTTTTTCTATTGTCTTTTCAAGCTCTAAACCTGCTGACATTCCATCAGGATCAGGTTCGTGATAACTAAAAGCGTGATTATCTAATATATCTCCTATAAAGATAACGTGGTTACAATTGTAAGTTTCATATTGTTCTAAACAAAATTCTAAGTAACCATCTAGGCAAAAGGGTTCGTGCAAGTCGCCAACAACTAGGATATTCCTAGTGTCAGCTTCTCGCATTTTTTGTATTGCTATTACTTCGTGGGGTTTTAATCTAAACCTATTATATGAATCAGGTTTTTTATTTGTTAGATTTTCCAAAGTCTGCTAAAGATTGTCCGCCTAACATAGCGATTAAACTCCACCAAATTTTAGATACTGATTCTTCATCAACCCCAAGTGCTGCTGCTATCATAGGCACTACTATTGAGCTGATTCCTAGCCAAACTTTCTTAGAAGTTAAAAGCTGTGTAATAATGTAATTTTTCATAGTTTATTTATTTTTGATTATTAAATTAATATCATAACCTTCTCCCAAATTTATAATTTCTTTTATAAGTAAGTCCATAGCTAAAGTTGAATTATGAACAATGTCTTGTTGAGTTCCCTGTCCTACTAGGATACACCCTCTTGTATCTTTAGCTGTATTACCTCTATGAAATAAAATATGAGAACGGTCTTTAACATCTTTAACTAATAGATGTATGTAATCTCGTGTAGCGCTTTCACGAGGAAGTCTTAAACGTACTTTATATTCTCCTGCGGGTATGCAAGAAATACTACGCTTATTATCTCTATACGGAAGTTCTAGTGTATCGCAAAACCTTTCTCCATTTAAGAATAGTTCGCCAATAGTAGATTCTTCAGTAAAAGTATCTCGTATTAATAAAAGATTTATTTTTCCCAAATTAGATGTAATAGACTTTGTAAATTTTACACCCTTTAACCTCTTTAACAAACTCTTTACGAACTTTAAGAGCTTCTTCATTTTTATTGTATTTAGGGTTCTTGCTGTTTAGTTTTCTCTTTTTCATATTATTCATTATTAGCGCAATTTTTATCGCACCATTTAAAACAATATTGTTGTCCTGTTAGTCTGTATATTATGTTACAAATTATTCTTTTCATTTTTTAAATTTTACAAATTTATAAATAGTGAAACTTATAGCAAGTATAAGTGAAACAAGTGTTAAAATTTCGTTACAATCAGTTATACTAAAACCGATAGCCGAACCATTAGCTATTCCTACTTGTAGCGTGTCTTTTAGATCGTTCATTCGTTTTTGTTTTGGGCTTACTTTCCAAGTAGGACTTCAGCTTAGTTATGTTAGTTTTCTTAGGTTTATAATATTTCTTCATTATGTTAAATCAGGAGTTAAAAAATCTCTTAGTGTAAGTTTAGTTCCTCTATTTGTTGGTTTTTCAAGATTCATTCCTGCATAGTAGTTTTCACTTGAAGGAGAAACATCAGATCCACTATTAGTTGAAAATTCAGGGAAGCTACTTGTGTTATCTCTTACATAGTCTATTAGTCTTTCTCTATAATAACTTGCTGTATTCATTACTTCTTCTCTCAAATGTTGTGCTTCTTCCGTAGTTAAAGCGTTTCCTGTTTCTGAGGTTTTAGAGTAAATATTACCATTTTCTACTTTGAAACGAAGATATGGTATAGCGTGGTAAAGAGCATATCCGGGAAGCATATCGCCAACATATTCGTCTACTAAAGTCTTATAGGCTTCATTGCCCACGTTTCCAATAGTACCTGCTGTTATTAAGTCTTTAAGTTTCTGCGTTAAGTCAGTTCCTAAAGCTGTTTCAACATAAAGCTTTTGTGCTTCTTTTACAAAAGGAAGTAGTAGATTAGTATCAACATTAAGATTTATTGCTGTTGAATCTTTTAATTTTTGTTCTGATATAAATAAAACGTATGCCATATTATCGTGGTTCTAAAAATCCGTTATTTTTCATTCTCTTTGGCGGCCTAGCTACTAAATTATCATTCTTTTCAGCAGTAAACCCTTCACTTCTTGCTTTTGTATAAGATATTAATTGACTAGAGTTTATCTTACTTTTTGCACCTCTTAATGAAGTTTTGTAGATTTGTCTTAGCCAAAAGTGATGGCAATTACCGCCACCTTTATAGAGTGCGGTTTTTTTAGACTTACAACAATCTTCGTGTTGATCGGCTAACCATATTGAGTAAGTTGCAGCACCTCTTGGCCCCCAACCCGGATTGACTGCAATATTGTTAAGTCGCACAATATCTTCTTTTCTATATATTTTTTTAGCAGCCATCATTAGTCTGCAAAATTCTCTAGTTTCTCCTTCTTGTTTTAAGAAGTTATCTTTAGTATAAACATATCTAACTTTATAAAAATCATTATCTGATTTATTAGTACCATCTTGACTACTTCTAGCGTTTGGCCTAGCTGTACCTGTACTAGCTAATTCTAGCTTTTCGTTAGCTGCTTGATTTAAAACTTCTTCAAAATTAAAATCTTGATGCTCTCCGTCTACTACTTCTTCTTCTATCAATTCCCATTCTTCAGACATATCTTCTCCGCATTCATCAATAAACTTTTGCAATTCTGTTTTTTCTGCTTTCATTTCAGTTGCTTCTTCGTGTTTATCACAAGCCATATACACAGTTTCTCCTTCTAACTCGTGTTCGTGATAACCTTTACAACCTTTTATT